GCTCAGTTGGTAGAGCAGTGGATTGAAGATCCACGTGTCGGGGGTTCGACTCCCTCCGAAGGCACCATGCACCTGTAGGCCAATTGGTAGAGTCGCCTGGTTTAGGTCCAGGAAGTTGGGGGTTCGAGTCCCTCCAGGTGTACCATTTCATGGGTCGGTAAAGCCGGTGGCTCCGGCAGTCAGACTGTAAATCTGATCCGTTCGCGGGGGAGGATCGATACCTCACTGGCCCACCATTTTAATGCGGATGTAACTCAGGGGTAGAGTGTCAGCCTTCCAAGCTGTTCGTCGTGGGTTCGAATCCCATCGTCCGCTCCATATTTGACGCGCGGTAGTGTAACGGTAACATGATAGGCTCATAACCTATCGCTAGGAGTTCGACTCTCCTCTGCGCAACCATTTAATGCCCCAGTATCCCGCTCGGCTACGAACCGAGACCAAGGTAACTGGAACGAAAATGCAGGTTCGAATCCTGTCTGGGGCTCCATTATAACGGGGATTGGCGCAGTCTGGTAGCGCACCTGCTTTGGGAGCAGGGGGCCGTAGGTTCGAATCCTACATTCCCGACCAGGTAGAGTTTTCGGTAATCTCTAACAGGAAGGCGCTCGAGCTAGCCAAGCCTGAAAACCGACCATTTTATCGGCCGAACGCTGCATGGGCAGGTTTGATTGAGTCCAATCATTCATTCGGGTCTGGTTCGAATCCAGTGCGGCCGCCATATGTCGGTGTAGTGTCAACGGTTAGCACGATGGTCTCCAAAACCACAAGTTGGGGTTCGAATCCTCACACCGATGCCAGGTTCAGTCACGGTGGCTGGATAAATTAACCGTAAAAGGATAGGTTATGTATGAAGAGGCAAAGCAAGCAATCTTGAACTCGAGCCCACAGTCTTCTGTCTACATTGGATGTGACTCGATTCGTTTTAGAAAGAATAAGCAGTGGTATGCTAAGTACTCCACTGTTATTATCGTTCACATGGATTCAAAGAAGGGCTGTAAGCTTTTCCACGAATCAGTAGACATGCCAGACTATGGTAACTTGAAGCAGAGACTTCTAACAGAAGTTCAGCTAGCTGTTGCCGCTGCCACTGAGGTAATTGAAGTACTCGGTGATCGTCATATGGAAGTCCACTTGGACATCAATCCAGATCCTAAGCACAAGTCGAACGTTGCCGTTAAGGAAGCGCTTGGCTGGGTTAAGGGATCGCTTAACCTTGATGCAAAGATTAAGCCTGCGTCATTCGCTGCTACCCACGCAGCTGACCACGCTGTTAGACATCTGCACTAAAAATAATCTCCATTCCTTGTATTCTTCAGTTGCCTTATTTTTAAAATGAGCGTATAAGAAGATATAAGGAATGGAGATATCAATGCTGCCTAAGATTTATCAGACCTCGCTCGTCAATTTTGGTCGCGATGTTTATATGGGTGATTCGTTGCATGAAGCGCTCGAAGCTGCTAAGAAGGCTGGTTTCGAAGCTGTCATTCTTCTCGACGGTCAAACCGTTGCGACGTATTCGCCGATCGGAGGTATCAAGTTTCCAGTTTATTAATGCCCGGTTAGCTCAGCGGTAGAGCGTCTCCTTTACACGGAGAGGGTCAGCGGTTCAATCCCGTTACCGGGTACCAGTTTAACATTCCCTGATAGCTCAGCGGTAGAGCACTCGACTGTTAATCGAGCGGCCGTAGGTTCGAATCCTACTCGGGGAGCATAGAGTCCGAGAAAATTATAAATAGGCATATATAAGACCTGATATAATTTTCTCGGACTATAAACATGAAATATACGATCTATAAAATTACTAATAAAATTGACAATAAAGTTTACATTGGTAAGCATCAGACAGATGATCTAAATGATGGTTATATGGGCTCCGGTAAGATACTCCGTAGAGCTCAAAGTAAACATGGTTTAGAAAATTTTATGAAAGAAATTCTTCATGTATTTGATACTGAAGATGAGATGAATGCCAAAGAGAAAGAGTTGGTAACTGAAGAGTTTTGTTTACGGGAAGATACTTACAATCTTTGTGTTGGCGGCCAAGGTGGATTTAGTTATTTAAATCGTAATGGATTAAACGTATATGGTATGAACGGCCAATCCGGTTACGGGTTAGAAAATCTTGCAATAGGCCGTGCAACTAGAATACGAAAAATGGCTGAATCAGCTGAGTATCGTGATCATCTTAGAAGCATATGTTCGAGTAGTTTGAAAAAATATTATGAAACAAACCCAGGACATTTTACAGGTAAGAAACATACTGAAGTAACTAAGCAAAAGATGCGTAAGACTAAGAACGTAGGTAAAGATAATTCTCAGCACGGTACAATGTGGATTACTAACGGCTTAGAAAATAAAAAGATAAAACAAGTTGATATTATACCAGAAGGATGGTATAAAGGAAGAAATATAAAAGTTTCGTGAGTGCAATGCTATAGAGTGGTAGGTCTGGTGGCCTTAACCTGAAGTCCGTTCGAGTCGGGATGATAGCATATGGCGAGTGGTAGGACAGTGTAGACTACGGTCTTGAGGACGGGATCCACTTTAAAAAAATCGTCGCCCAGTTTTGTGGCGAGATATCTTTACGGGTAATGCCGGTCTCTGTAAGTCCACTATACCTCGGTAAGTATTAAAACTGCCGACCATTTTGCTCTTGATCTGGGACACGTGAAAAATAAATCGTGCGTTTAGACTAAGATCCGGCCACGAGCATTGCTTGATGATTAGGCCGGTACGTGGGGGAGGATCCCACAGAGCGAAAACACCGCCGCCCGTATGGTGTATAAATATCCCGGGCCTAGTTTTATTGGCCCTAAGTCTGGTGAGAATGCGCCCCGGGGTCTTTGTATTGTGTGCCCGGGAGCGCCTTGCAAAGATATAAGCGCTAAGGTGGGTTCGATCCCCACGGGTCAGCCAATTATGGTGGATGTAGCTCAGAGGCAGAGCGGCCGGTTGTGGTCCGGCAGGTCGGGATTTCGAAATTCCTCATTCACCCCAGTTTATAAGGAACCTATATGCGGTTATCAGAATATAGTAATATAGATAGTTTTCTAGATGCAGCAATTCAAATGCACGCCAAGTCCCCGCATCGTTCTGAAGATGTTGATAGAACCTTTTTCGGCGCTGTAGCAAGGGAAGCTATTCCTGGCCTGGTGCTTGAATTTGGTGTTGCAACAGGCTATACATTCAATTGTATTGCTGATAGTTTCCCTGATCAGACCGTATACGGGTTTGATTGGTTTCAGGGCCTACCAGAAGATTGGCGCGCTGATCATCTCAAGGGACACTTTGCATGTGATGTACCTGCAGTAAGAGATAATGCAGAGCTAATCATAGGACTCTTCGATGATACGCTGCCTAAATTTATGCAAGAGCATCAAGGACCTGCTGTATCCTTTGTGCATCTAGACGCTGATCTGTATTCGTCTACTGTTACTATTCTGAATAACATCGAAAGCCGTGTAGTTAAAGGTACGATACTCCTCTTTGATGAGTTAGAGTATCCCGGTGATTACAAGGACCACGAATATAAAGCGTTTCGCGAATTTTTAGAACGCACAGGACATGACTGCGAATACTTCGGTACACGAGGTAGAGAGACAGTCGCGTTTAGAATCGTTTAATGCCCACGTAGCTCAAAGGTAGAGCACCGAGCTGATAACTCGAAGACGGTGGATCGTTACCACTCGTGGGTACCATTTTAATGTGACGGTGGCGGACCGGTAACGCGCGGGACTGCAAATCCCAGGCCTGAAAAGAGTGAGTTCGATTCTCACCCGTCACTCCAGTTAAAGGTATTGTTATGCTTGAGAACGTCTATATTCTTCACATTGATGATCCTCGATCGCTTAAGTATCTGGATGATTGCTTAGCTTCATGTAAGCAATTCCCAGGTATTAATCCTATTCCTGTTATGGGATATAAGGAAGCTGACTATAAGGATATCTGTGTAGAATATGGTCTCAGCATGATTCCTTATTATCTGAATCAGATGCCTACAATGGGGCATATTCATAACCGTGCTTTCTCATGTACCGCTGGCCATATCAAGATCTGGAAGATGATCGTAGAGTCAAATGAGCCTGGCGTTGTACTTGAGCATGATGCTATCGTCAAAGGCCCTCTCTCGAACATCGATGTAGATGATGATGAGATCCTCTGGCTTGGTCCTCGTATTGAATACGAAGATGATTACAAATTCCCGATTGGATCGATTCCTGACTACCAGGACGTCGAGCGCTGGGAAGGTACGCATGCATATGCTATTACACCTAAGACAGCTCAGTTCCTTATCGATAAAATTCGGGAATATGGCCTGAACGATTCAATCGATGGGCAGCTCGGCATGCGCAATATGTTCGATATGAGCTTCGTTACAGTTAATCCTCCACCAGTTGTAGCCGTTGTTGGTAATCGTGAATCGTGTATTGAGAGCTCAGGCAACCCGGGCTTCTGGAATGCTTATCATACTGATCTATTCTTGAAGAACCTGCGCCCTGGATGTACAGTACCTCCTATTCGTCAGCTCCATTATACGGATCTATCGTTTAACCAGCGTATCCCCGTGTTAGAACGGGTTCTCAAAGAGGCTGGTAAGACAGACGGTAGAGAGCAAGCTGTCCTTGTCCACGGGGGCTATGAAGGGCTCTCCAGTGTCTGGTTATCGAATAAGCTGCTACAACATGACGATAGCTATATGCAGATCGTATCTAGCTTCACAAATCAAAGAGAGCAGCAGATATGTGCGTTTAATACGTACTTCAGCAAGTACTATTATAAGCTGAACATCGTACCTGTTCCTCGCGAACATAAGCTGCTTGAGCAAGCTGTGGCTGATCCAGATATTCGCTTTGATGTTATCTACAGCGATGCCTGGCCTGAGTTCAAAGATGTTATCTATGATGGCATTTTAAGCTGGAACTTATTAAAGAGAGGCGGTATATTGATATTCAATGGCGGTGATAGTGCCGCTGTTAAAAATATTATCGATGCTGTCAATGCAACTGTGCTATATAATAGCGATGATTTTGTAATTATTAAAAAGATTTAATGCGGAGGTAGCTCAGCGGTAGAGCATTTGGTTGCCATCCAAAAGGTCGCGGGTTCGATCCCCGTTCTCCGCTCCAAGTTTATGGTACGTGTCCCGTTTAAATTGTAACCAATGCTTCATTGTTCGTCAATGGCCCATACTTGCGTTACAGCCATTATGGCCCCATAGTTTACGTTGGCTAGAATCCAGCTCTTTCACAGCTGAGAACCGGGATCGACACCCGGTGGGGTCACCATTTCATTCCTCGTTCGTCTAACGGCAGGACATCTGACTCTGACTCAGCGAATGGTGGTTCGAATCCATCACGAGGATCCAGTACATTGCCCCTTCCTCTAGTGGTAAGAGAGCGGACTTTGAATCCGTCAACCTAGGTTCGAGTCCTAGAGGGGCATCCATTTTGAGGTATTATGCTCTCCGTTATTATTCCTACGATGTGGAAATTTGAACCATTTATAGACATGCTTAATTATATGTCTAGAGTGGATATTATTTCCGAGATCATTATAATCAATAATAACGTTGCCGAAACACCTACTATCGATATACCGAAGGTAGCGCGCTACGATTTTGATCGCAACATTTATGTTAATGCTGCATGGAATTTTGGCGTTGCTGTCGCGTCTAATGATAAGATTTGCATCATGAATGATGATCTTATTATCGATCTAAAGGTGTTTATGAAGGGCTATGAAGCTTGCCAGCCAAAGAGATTAGTAGGCTTTAACTATGAACGCGATCATGCAGGTAATCTTCGTAACCCTGATCATATTAATACAGGTGTTATGGAAGTGCAGAAGCTGAACGATGCTCGTGATAACGCTTATCACTGGGGATCATGCTTCTTCATTCATCGTAGTGATTGGGAACCTATTCCACAAGGGCTAGAGTTCTACTACGGTGATAACTGGATTGGTGATACCCTAGAAGCCAAGGGTGGCGAGATATGGGTTATCTCTGATGCTTTCGCATATACACCTACATCAGCTACTTGTAAGGAATTTCATTCCGATATGCTGCTAGGCCGCGAAGGTTTTATCTATGAACGTTTAATCAAACAATACCGTGAAAGGATTATATAATGACTGTTGAAGCTACTGATGATCGTCTGCGCCTCCTGATTGAACGCGTTGAGCGTCTCGAAGAAGAAAAGAAGGGCGTCTCGGACGACATTAAGGATGTGTATGCTGAAGCTAAGGCTGTTGGCTATGATGTTAAGATTATGCGTAAGATGGTAAAGCTGCGTAAGCAGACTCGTGATGCGCGCATGGAAGAAGAAGCGCTCACTGAGACCTACAAGGCTGCTCTCGGCCTCGATTAATTTTTAAAATAACTGTTGCCTTATTTCCATTTTGAGCCTATAAGAAGGTATCAATAAAGGAGATAAGGCAATGGAAGTTTTTGTACTGATGGGTTCGATGGATTACGAAGGTGATTACCTTCTTGGTGTGTACGCTTCTGAACAAGAAGCTGTAGATGCTTTGGGTGCTTACACTCGTGATCTATTGTCTGTCCGAGATCGTTATTACGTTGATCGTCGTGTACTTGGTTTTGCTGCTTACGCTGATTTCGATCATCGATACATTTAATAGTTTAATGGACCATTAGCTCAGTTGGTAGAGCGCGGGACTCTTAATCCTTAGGTCGTAGGTTCGAATCCTACATGGTCTACCATTTTTGGCCCGGTCGTCTAGTGGCTAGGACGTCTGGTTCTCAACCAGGAGAAGCGGGATCGAAACCCGTTCGGGCTACCAAATTTAGGTGTCAATCAAGCGACTTAATTCTACATAGGTAGAGCCTATTATACGGAGGGTGCTGAGGTTGGCTCCTCACACAGTCTTGAAAACTGTAGTAACCGAAAGGTTAATGGTTCGATGCCATCACCCTCCTCCATTTTCCAACAACGAGGTATAATATGAATATTAAGACTTATATGGTTCTTGCTGTTGCAGCTCTCACCGCTGCTTGCAATCAGGCTGAAACTGAAGTTCCTGTAGATGCTCCTGCTACTGAAGCTCCTGCAACCGACGCCCCTGCTGCTGATGCACCTGCAGTTGTAACTGACGGCGCTAATCTTAGTGATGCTTCTGTAGATGGCAATAAGATTGCTCCTCGCGAGGTTAAGGAATAATAGTAGTTGCCTTATTTTCATTTTGAGCCTATAAGAAGGTATAAGGAATGGAAGTAAGGCAATGAACTACTATCTCGTAGAATTGGATTACCCTACAGTAAAGCTCCGGCATTATAAGAATAGCCGTGTAGCTAATTATACTCTTGAACAGTTGAATCTAACTGCAGGATATACTAAGTATAAGATAATCTCGGATGATGAACCGGTTGTTACAATGTCTGTAAAACGGTCCTTCAACGTTGATCCTCTTGCGCCAGTAGAGCAAGTGCTCGACCGACTCTCATAAGGTTGGTTTGGTTGGAGCGTTACCAACTACTGGTACCATAATTTTTGAGGTGTATTATTATGAGCAACTATGTTAGGGTTAATTTTTATGATGAAAATAATAACCTAGTTACGTCACATAACCTATCCACCATTCGGCTTAAATCTTCGCCTATCATCATCCTTCCCTCCAATGATAGAGCACCGAAGTTTTATAAGCAGATCGACAAAAATAAACGGAAATATGATTATATCGAGTTTACCCCGATATATTTGTAGTATCAATGGACCTCTAGCTCAGTAGGTAGAGCAACGGGCTTTTAACCTGTAGGTCGTGGGTTCGAACCCCACGGGGTCCACCATTTTTTTGGAGTGTATATTATGGCTAAAATGATTTTAGGGTTTCTCGTACTGTTTGGATTGGTGTTTGCCGGTATTCAAGGCTTCACTGCTGCAACCGGGCGTGAAAAAATCCAGTTGATTAAATCTCTGGGTTATACTATGGTAGTAACAGTGGTAGTGGTTAGCATTATCGCTGCAATCGTTATCTTGTTCTAAAGGAAAAAGTGAATATGAATCGTTATGCTAAGGTTGCCGTTCTCGCTGGTCTGATGGCCACGACTGCTGCTTGTACTCGTATTGAAACTGGTGAAGTCGGTGTTCGTCGTGCTTTCGACAAGACCATTGAGACCACTGAGCTGATGCCTGGTTCGGTTAACCAGACCATTTTCGGTGATGTTTTGACCTTCCCTACCAAGGACGTTCAGGTCGATATTACTGATTTGACTCCTCTAGCTTCGGACAACTCGACTGTTGCTGACTTCGATATGGCTGTCATCTACTCGATCAATCCTGGCGCTGTCGCTGAATTGTACATCGAAAAGAACCGCGGCTTCCACGCTGATACGGAAGAAGGCGATACGCTGCTGATGTATAACTACATCCGTCAGCTCGGTCGTAACGCTGCCTACAAGGTTGCTCGTCGTTATGAATCGCTTAAGATGGCTGATAATCGCGCTGAAATGGAACAGCTGATTCGTCAGGAAATCGTCAACCAGCTTGCTGCTGAGAAGCTCGATGGAGCAATCTCGC